GGCTCGCGCGAGATTTCGCGAAATTATCTAGGGGGGTATCCCAGTGAAAATTGAGTTGATCTCGGTATCTCAAATCAAGCCAGCTAAGTATAACCCACGCAAAGATTTACAGCCCGGCGATCCAGAGTACGAGAAGATCAAACGGTCGATCAATGAGTTTGGATTGGTCGAACCCTTGATTTGGAATAAACGTACAGGAAATCTTGTCGGCGGGCATCAACGGCTCAAGGTGCTAATCGAGCAAGGGATCGATGAGGTAGAATGTTCTATTGTCGATCTAGACAGCAAGGCAGAAAAGGCTCTTAATATTGCGGTCAACAAAATCGGCGGCGAGTGGGACATTCCAAAACTCGCGGAATTGATAAACGGAATTGACAGCGACGGATTTGATGTCAAAATCACAGGTTTTGATCAAAACGAGATAGATAAATTAATGGCATCATTGTCGCCGATCGATTTAGGCGATGACGAGCCGGGTGATGATAAAAAAAGCGCATCAGTAGCTCATTGTCCTAAGTGCGGCTTTGAGTTTGAGGTGCCAAAATGAAAATATGCGTGTATGTATTGAGTCAAAACGCTAAAGAAAATTACGCCAACGAGAACTACAACGTTAGACAAAATGCGGGGACTTCGGTAGTTGTCGACATCTTGCGTCGCGCCGGGTACGAGGTGGGTTATGCCGGCAGTGCAAGTGTTCATAATTACGATGTTGTCCTCGTCTCGATTACATCCGACTGCGATTGGTGGCCATTCATCGCCGAACGCGTTAAGTGGCAAAAGGGTAATTACAAAGTAATCGCGGGCGGCGCGGGGTTGCTCAACGTCAGACCGTTCTTGCCATTCGTTGATTATTTCGTATTAGGCCGGGCAGAGGGCGTAATCGACGGGCTAATTGAGTCCATAGATAACGGCGCAAGTTTTGATCATCCTTCTGTCATTTCTAGCGATCAATTCAGTCCTGAGAAACATTACACTATCAATCAGGCCGTGGAATCTTATCCGCATCAAATAACGCTAGAAAACGGCAAACAGTATACAGAAGGCATGATCGGATGTAATCATCGCTGTCTGTTTTGCGGATATACATGGCAAAGAAAGTCCATGGGGCAAGAATTTAAGTACGGTGACATGTGGGCTAAAAACGAGGACGTAGAGATTGCGATCCTTAATTATGCCAAAGGGCAGAGGGTTAATCTTAATAAGTTAAGGACAACCGCCATTGATGGATTATCGTATCGGTTAAGATGTATGGTCAATAAACTTATAACCAGAGAAGTATTGCGCGAATTCATAAGGGATTTGGCAACCTGCGAAAAGCCGCATCAAGTTAAAATATATAATATTATTGGTTATCCGACCGAAACGGAAGACGATTGGTGGGAGTTTGTCGAGGATATCAAGATTGTTGACAGTGAACTGACCAAAACCGACAAGCAAACATCCCTACTCCTACATTCAACCCCATTTAGACCAATGCCTGCCACCCCCGCGGCGTGCTGGCCAATGAGTTACCGCAATTATCGTAGAGAGATCGCGCGGGTGCTTGGGCGCGGCTACAAAGGAAATATATTCTATCAAGGTAATGCGCTATGGGCGGTTGAGAGCATGGCAACAGAAAGCCTGCCAACGGTTATTCAATCCGCTATAGTATGGCGCGGGACTGAAAAGGACACAGAAAACATCGCCCGCCTTGCTTGTTCACAAAAGTTTAGCAGTGCTTCGACGCTAGTCAAACAAGCGACGCTTGAGAAATACTTTGACGTCAAAACGCTGTTTGGCGCTTTTACTGCCGAAACACTGCCAACAAAGTACCTCCGCACATATTCAAAAATTGAAAAAATGTGGTGATAACATGGCGACGAGAGGGCGCAAACCAAAGCCGACAAATCTAAAAATACTGCACGGCAATCCGGGCAAACGCCCGATCAACAAAAACGAGCCTAAACCGCCGCCGATAGCGCCCAGATGCCCGCAGTGGTTAACCCCAGAAGCTAAACGGGAATGGAAACGGATTGTGCCAGAACTGGAAAGGCTTGGACTTTTGACCACTGTTGATCGTGTGGCGTTGGCCGGATATTGTCAAGCCTATGCGCGATGGAGAGAAGCGGAGGAGTTCATAACTAAACACGGCTCGATATTCAAAACCCCCTCCGGCTATATACAGCAAATACCACAGGTATCAATCGCGCAAAAAAACTTACTTATCGTCAAGGGGTTTTGCGCTGAGTTTGGACTAACCCCTTCCGCGAGATCGCGGATAAATGTCAATACGGATGATGGTACTAAGGGCGATAGCCTGCTGTCAGGATGATGCTTGATGTATAGCGAAAAGCACGCATTACAAGCCGTTGAATTTTTCCACAACCTCAAACACACTAAGGGCAAATGGCACGGCGTACCATTCGATCTGATTGACTGGCAGGACAAAATCATCCGTGATGTTTACGGCACACTTAAACCGGATGGCTACAGGCAATACCGTTTCGTCTATTGCGAAATACCTAAAAAACAGGGCAAATCGGAATTAGCCGCAGGCATTGCGCTCAAACAAACCTGCGCTGACGGCGAGTGGGGCGCGGAAATTTACGGTTGTGCCGCCGACCGTTCCCAGGCATCTTTCGTTTTTGATGTAGCCGTGGATATGGTCGATCAATGGCCAGCGCTCAAAAAACGCTGCAAGCCGGTTATGTCGAAAAAACGACTGATCTACAAGCCAACCAATAGTTTTTATCAGGTGCTATCGGCTGAAGCGTACACTAAACACGGCCTAAACCCTCACGGCGTTATCTTCGACGAATTACACGCACAGCCAAACCGCGAACTATACGATGTCATGACTATGGGCAGCGGCGATGCCAGAACTCAGCCGCTATTTTTTATTATCACAACCGCAGGCGATGATCCCGACCGGCTGTCAATCGGCTGGCAGGTGCATGACAAGGCAACCCGCATCCTGCGCGGAGAGATAGACGACCCGCGATGGTATTGCGTGATATACGGACTCGACGAGGACGACGACCCCGATGACCCGGAAAACTGGAAAAAGGCAAATCCATCAATTGGTCATACCGTACCGCTTGAAACCGTCCGCGAAGCATGGCAGGCGGCAAAGGGTTCGTCGGACCCTGATGAATGGCGAAAATTCTGTCAGTTGCGCCTTAATATTTGGGTGCGCAACAAAGCGGGCGGCAAGTGGATCAAGCTCACCGAATGGGATGACTCCGCAAAACGTTCAAACGAGCCGATCCTCGGCGTTGAAACTCTGCGCAAAGAATTGCAGGGGCGCGAGTGTTTTGGCGGGCTTGACCTGTCAAGCAAGTTTGACCTGACATCATTCTGTCTGTTGTTCACGCCGACGGACGATGATCCGCATTGGTACACGCTTGCATGGAGCTGGATCCCGGAGGACAACATGAAAGAGCGCGTAAAAACCGACAAAGTGCCTTATGACAGGTGGGTGCGAGAAGGGCATATCATGACCACTCCCGGAAACGTCATCGATTATGACTTTATCGAGTCAAAAATCCTTGAACTGCGCGACCTGTACGACATTCAGGAGATTGGTTTTGACCCTTGGAACGCGACTCAAACTGCCCTGCACCTTGCAGAACGGGGCTTGACAATGGTTGAAGTCAGGCAGGGGGCCAAAACAATGAACCTGCCAATGAAAGACCTGCATGTGTTAGTTAGGCAACAGAACCTAATCCATGCAGGCGATCCGGTTCTGCGCTGGGCGGTTGGCAACGTCGAAACAAAAGCCGATGAAAACGACAACATCAGACCCGTTAAGAATAGCAAAACCCTGCGCATTGACCCCGCCGTCGCCATGATTAACGCGATGGCAAGGGCGATGTTGAATATTGACAATACAAGTGTTTATGAAACACGCGGAGTATTAAGCGTTTAAGGAGGCTAAACATGTTTAAGCGATTCGCACAATGGATCAAGATAAGATTACCTAGCTTATGGCGCTCATTCGTAAGAGCGGTTAAAAACATCAAAATATCGCCGGAATTTATCAAAGAAACCTGCCTTGTGGCGGGTTTTTTGATGCTTTTGCGCGGGTTGTGGCTCATTTGGCCGCCCGCCATGTGGATTATCGGCGGTGTTTGTCTGATGTGGTTCGGTCTGCCGGGAAAGCGGGTGGGGAATAAATGAGCCTTATAACCGACATCCTCACGGAAAAACGCTCGGCACAATCAGACCTTTCCAACCCGCAGCAATGGCTTTTGGAGCTGTTTGGCGGCAGAGAATCAAAGGCAGGAGTCAGAATCAATGCTGATATTGCCTTGCAGGTGTCCGCAGTCTTTGCCTGCGTGAACTGGATTGCCCGGACCATATCAGCCTTGCCCCTGCATCTATACAAGCGTACCGATCACGGCAAGGACAAGGCGATCAATCATTCGATCTATTGGCTGTTACATCAGCTGCCAAACCATGAAACAACCGCTTTTGATTTTTGGCTGATGTTGCTCGTCAACCACTTGCTCTGCCCGGAAGCGTATGCCTACATCGAGCGCGATGGCGGCGGGTTTATTACGGCACTTTGGAATGTGCCTTCGAGCAAAGTCAAAAAGTACCGTAACACAGTCACCAAAGAATATTATTACGGCGTGACGGATGACGAAGGCCACGAGTTCAAGGTATACCCCGAAAACATGCTCGTCCTGCGCAACATGCGTTTTTCGAGCAAGGACGCAAGCATCGATCCGGTGCAAATCGCGCGGGAAGCGCTTGGTCTGAGTGTGGCACTCGAAGAATATGGCGCGCGCTATTTCTCAAACGGAGCAAATCCAAGCGGCATCGTTGAGGTTCAAGGCAAACTTTCGGATCAGGCTTTTGAAGCCTTCAAAAAAGACTTCCGCGAGAAATATGCCGGGGTTGCCAATACCAGCAAAGTCTTGTTTTTGGAGCAAGGCAGCAAATACCAAAAAATCAGCAACACGCCAGAAGAATCCCAGGCGCTTGATTCTCGCAGGCATCAGGTGGTGGAGATTGCCCGTTTTTTCGGGAATGTTCCCCTGCATAAAATTCTCGATCTGAGCCGCTCGACAAACAACAACATCGAGCATCAAGCGATTGAAGCAGTTCAGGACTGCCTAACGCCGTACATGGTGCAGATAGAGCAGGAAATCAGCCGCAGCTTACTCTTACCGCGTGAAAGAACGCGGTATTTTGCCAAGTTCAGCGTTGCCGGATTGCTTCGCGGCGACATGGTTGCTCGCAAGGACTTTTATAACACCATGCTCCAAAATGCAGTCTACTCGCCTAATGATGTGCTTGAATTCGAGGACATGAACACCTACGAAGGCGGTGACATGCATATGGCAAACGGCAACATGGTTCCGGTTGAGCTTATTGCAGAACTCGCAAAAGCGCGGGCGAAGAAGATTGGAGGTGACAATGGAAATGCCGGAGGAAATGGAGCTGCGAATAATTCCAAGTAGCGTAGAACTGCGCGAAAGCGAGGACGGCAAGCGCACCATCACGGGGTATGCAGTCAAATGGAATCAGCTTTCTGAAAAACTCGGCTATTTTTACAGGTTCCGCGAACGGTTCACCAAAGGCGCATTTACTGACAGTTTGAAAAACGACACCCAAAAAGCGCATTGGAATCACAACACCGACACCGTTTTAGGCAGCACCCGCAGCGGAACGTTGAAACTGTTCGAGGACGACACAGGGCTGAGGTTTGAAAATGACCTCCCAAATAACTCATGGGGCAATGACGCATACGAGAGCATCAAAAGGGGAGACGTTGATGGCGTCTCTTTTGCCTTTCGCAAAGAGGTTGAGGAATGGGACGAATCAGACCCCGATAACATCGTTAGGACAATCAGCAAGGCGAAGCTGAGGGAAGTTTCGCCCACCCCTTACCCCGCTTATCCGCAGTCAGAAGTGCAAGCCCGTAACTATGACCCGTACAAAGAGTACAAGGATTCTCAAGCCGGCGACAAGCCGGACGAGATAAAAGCCGCAACAAGAGCGGCCTATTCAAATTTGCGTAAAAAACTATTGGAGGTATGAAAATGAGCGCTGAAAACATCCTGCAAATGAAGCAGGAGAGAGCCAATCTCACCAAAGAGATCCGCGAACTCATGGACGGCGTTGAAAAACGCGACGGCGTTGAAACCGCCGAGGAAAAGGAAAAACGCTCCAAGATGGAAACCCGTTTCGACGATTTGCACAAGAAAATCACCGATGAGGAACGTCAGCTTGAACGCGAACGCCTTGCTGGTGAGACTCAAAAACAAATCGACGAGGGGCGCAAAAACGAAACCGATCCGGAAAAAGAAGTGCGGGCGGCTTTCAGCAAATTCCTTGTCGATGGCAGCAAGTCCGCATCGGAAGAAAGTTACCGCGCCTTGCAGCAGACCAATGCGACACAGGCGGGCTATTTGGTGGCTCCGCAGCAATTCGTTGCCGAACTCATCAAAGACATCGATAATGAGTTCATCATCCGCGGATTGGCTCGCAAATTCTCCTTGACCAAAACCCAAAGCCTTGGATTCCCGAAACGTACCGCGAGAATGGCGCGTGCTGTTCGCGGCAGTGAAATCCAGGCACCGACCGCCGACACCCAGCTCGCTTTCGGCAAGCGCGAGTTTTACCCGAAATGGATGACCGCAGAATGTCTCGTCAGCAAACCACTTCTGCGCAATTCCGCGATCAGCGTTGACGACATCGTTCGCGGCGAACTCGCTTATGCTTTTGGCGAGACACAGGAAATGGAGTACATGACCGGCAATGGCGCTAATCAGGCATTGGGCGTATTTACTGCCTCCAATGACGGCATCTCCACCGCCCGTGATGTATCGACCGGCAACACGAACTCCGCGATCACCTATGATGGTCTGAAGGAAGCCAAATACTTCATGAAGGCCGGATATTGGCCGCGTCTGCGCTGGGTATTCCACCGCGATGCCGTCAAAATGCTCGCCAAAATCAAAGACGGCGAAGGGCGTTACATGTGGCAGGATTCCGTCCGCGTCGGCGAACCCGACATTCTGCTTGGTTTCCCGGTACACATGAGCGAATACGCGCCGAACACCTTCGCGAATGGGCTTTACGTCGGAATCCTTGGCGACTTCGGCAAATATTGGATCGCCGATTCGCTTGCCATGGAAATCCAAGTGTTGGCCGAACTCTACGCCCGAACCAATCAGGTTGATTACATCGCGCGTCTCGAAAACGACGCCATGCCCGTACTTGAAGAAGCCTTTGCCCGCGTAACCCTCGCCCCGTAACCTAGCGTGTCGGGCGGTCTAATTGGCCGCCCTTTTAAATTAAC